GTCCATTCATACCTCCGAAGGGGTACCCTCCCCCCTATATCCTCAGACTGTTTTCCAATCGATGAGGCAAGGCAGGACACGGTTCGATATCGTTTCGGGAATCTGATCAAAAGTTTGCTTTTCAACCAACTTGTCTGACTTGAACCGATTGCAGCAGAGGTGGGCTAGTTGAAGATTGCTCATGTCTGACGGATGACCACCCTTGTCCACGGGGATTATATGATCAATGCTTGGTGACAGAGGGTGGGGAAACTTGAAGGACTTGTCTACAGGTTTACCGCAAATGCCGCAGACATTCTGCGTTGCGAGTATCTTCTTCTTGTTGGATTCAAAGACCGAACGATGTTTACCGTACTGATCGGGCCGCTTGGCAGAGCGCTCTTCGTAGCTTGGCATGGTAGCTGTCACCTCCGGGTGGGTATGCAAAAGCGCCCCAACCATAGCCGGGACGCTTTCAAGGAGTATATTGCCAATGATTCTCCGAGGGGCTTCGGCGGCTTTGGTATGTGTACACCTCACCGCCGAAAAATCGTAAAGGAGAGTCAAACAAATGGTCAAAGGGGAAACAGAGGGCTCGAACCTCACCCACAGGCACGCTGCTTCGCCTGCTTGTCCCTCAGCCGTGACCATTGGGGCGAGTCACGGGTCGGAGTTTCCCATACGGGGATTTTTCACCCCGTTGCCATCAGTACATTTGTTGTAGATGACCGTTTTAGCCTTTTGGGCTAGTATAATAATAACACATTTCAAGTGTGCCATTCAATGACATTGGGTGCCATCTTTTGCAAATTTTGTAATGCTATGCCGTGAAGCCGCTTAGCCTGACGTTCAGAGTAGTGCGTATACTCCACGATCTCGTCCCATTTCATGTAATTCAGATACCGAAGTTCCAAAATCTTTTCAAGCTTATCATTGCCCAGCGTTTTGATGGTCTGCTCTATCTCCTCATACTTGGCAGTATATTCATCGACAAGGCTATCGACCTTAGCTGAACGTTCGATGATGCGCTCGACCGAACGGCTCATCTTGTCACCGCTGCCGCTTCCGCCTATACCCTCAAACGAAGGTGAGCGGTATTCAACAGTAGACCTCAGCTCTTCAAGTTTCAGTTCCTCACGCCGAAGCTCATCTTTGAGCCTGTATGCTTGCCATAAGTATTTCTTCACCTCATCTGTCGTCATTTCTCTACCTCCTCAGAAAGTTCTCCATCATCGCGTCCTGCCACTGCGGTTTCGGCTGGTCGGTCTCTTGATTGAGCCAGTTAGCTATGCACATACAACAGGTACTGCCTTCGGGACAGGATCTCGGTTTCTTTTCGATATCCTCGATAACACACAGTCCTGATATATTGCCGCAGGGGTCCTCGATCAGTGCTTTCTGTATCGTACACAGCAGGTCGTAAAGGTTCGTCTTTGTCAGTTTCTCACGGTTGGTCATGGTCTAGCCCTCCTCGTTCAGCCATTTCTGGATGCATTCATCACAGTTTGTCTGCGCCAAACCATAAATACTCGGTATACATTTTGGTTTTTCCGCTCCGATAACTTCGATTGGACAGTTTTTATGCATCCTGAATTTTATTGCCATCATTGTGTCGTACTCATCACGTTTCAAGAAAAAGCGTTCACGGTTGGTCATCGCTGTCACCCCTTCTGTATCGAGTACACCAAATTCTTTTGTCCATATCACTATCGCAGTTACCACCATTTTCGACCAAAAATTTGCAATTGTAGCAAAAAGTATCATACCACCAGTCCCGCATTTCATCGTAGGTAAAGCTGCCGTCATAATCAAGATTATCTTCCCAGAAATCCTTCATTTTCATAGAACAGTCTATATGATATCTCCTGTCGAAGAATTCACCCTCAAACTTACCAGCCTGATAGGAATACCTTTCACCGATGTGTATTTTTCTTTCGCAACATTCACAGCAATGTTCTTTTCTAGCAGTATGATATGTTTCATTAAAGAACTCCATCATTCGCCGTCACCGTCCATTCTAGCACCGCAGTTCGGGCAGTAGTTGAAACTATATGCCCCACATGAATATCCACATATAGAACAAGCAGACAACATTGAATCGCAGATTCCATTATCTATCCACCGCCCATGCTTCACAGGCTCAACATCTATTGTAGGAAACAGCATTATGTCACTTGCCGTCAGTCCTCCATAATGTCGATAAGCATAGTCAGCCAACGTATCTCTATGAATGTATTTCGCCATCTTTATCCTCCTCTGGTTCGTCCGGCAATGTATCAACGCTCGTGATTTGCTCTATCATTTCTTTCATTTTCGCTATATAGTTTTCATACAATATCACCCGATGTGGGAAAGACATACCAGTTTTCTCTTCGGTGCAGAGCACTTCACCACCGAGTTCCTTTGCCAGATGGTAAAAGACTATCCCATTCTGCTCTTCACGCTTACCGTAACATTTGCGCCTGTACTGTACTCCATCACGTTCTACTCTGCGATAGAATACCTGCTTGTATATCTCAGTATCCAGGTAGTCAACGAAACTATCGCATTCATGGTCTGCTGTTATTTCGACATTTGCTCCAAGCTGACACTCGAAATTTCTGTTGTGGCAGCAGTCATCACACCAGCATATCATTTTTCCACCCTCCTATTCCAAGCTTGCGCAAGCTCGTCACGGTTTATTGCCTCTGCCTGCACAAATATCGTCAGGCAGCCGTAACACTCTATCTGTGCGCCGACCTCTTCGTACTTTTCATTTCGATATATGCGAAAATGCACATCATCACTGCCGCAAAACGGACACGGCTTTAACTTTGTGTCACTCATTCTTTGCCCTCCTCGAAAATCGGGTCTCGCTTGTAATCGCTGCAATATTTTTCACAGGGATATGCGAAAAGCTTGTCTGCTCTCGGGCAGTAACGCACATTTCTCAGGTTGTCATCATTACTGTATTTCAGTTCTCCGCTGAAACCGCAAGTCGTGCAGGTGCGCGATTTTGGCTCGTAGCGGCACTCGAACTCGTGCATTATCGAGTTTTCCATCACCTTGCCGCACCATTCGCACTTATATGCGGTTATCTGTTTCATTGCCATTATTATTCCTCCTATTCCAAGCTTCTCGCGCCTGTTCCTCCGTATCGTATGGAGCCGAATAGCTCTTGCACTTGTTGCACCTTGCGTACCACTTGCCGAGATACTGATGCACCCGGGACTTGCCACCGCAGAAGGGGCAGGGCTTTACTTTGGTGTCGCTCATTCGCCCACCACCTTCCGTATACGGTCGTATAACTCATCGGCTTTCTTGCTCTGCACATGGTTTGCAAAGAACGCCGCTCTGAGTATGGGCAGGATCTCGCGGAGAAGCTCCTCGTACTCTCTCATATTGTCCAACACCTGCTGCTTCGTCAGTTCATTTTCCATAGCCGTTCTCCTTATCCAGCTCCTGCCCACAGTCAGGGCAGTAAGCACTTACATCATCAACATTGTTTCCGAACTCATGTCCGCAGACAGGGCACTCGCACGAACCGTCTTCTGCGACAAACAGCCTATGTGGTACACGGTATGCAAGGCGTGACAGCACTGCTTCTGCAAGCCGCTTATCTGCCAGTTCAATCCCCAGTCTACCCCTAATCTCCGTCATCGTCATCTCTTAACTCCTCCAACAGTCGTGAATACATTGACGGCATATCACCGTCGTACTTTTCCAGCGTACCGTTGAGCACCGCCTGAAAGCGCAGCAGTTTTTCAATTGCCTCCTGCCTTGTCAGATCTTTGAGTTTACTCTCGGGTGCAATAAGCTTGTCCAGCTCCATAGCAGCCTTAACGCCATCATGATACTTGTCTATGGCATACTTGCTGTCGATGTAGTCTTTGGTAAGCTTCAGCTTCTGCTTTCGTGCTTCCTCGACACTGATGATATGCCTGCGGTATTCGCCGTACAGCAAACACAGAGACTTGTAGTACAGCGCGTCGGGCAGGTCGGCATTATCTTCCAGAGGCACGCCCTGAGCCGCCATAGTGTTGAGCTGTTTTGCTCTTGCGTCGATTTTCTGTTTGTCGATCATAGCTTACCCTCCAGATAGTCCGTCAGGGTCTTGACAGCCTGATCCCAGCCGTAGCATACTGCCGATATATATCCCTGCTCTGTAAGTTCTGACTGCCACCAGCGCTGTGTATCTGACAGCTTACCGGTCTTGGTCTTCATTTCGATATACAGCCCATGAGCGTTGCCCCTTGCGACAGGTAGGCAGAGATCAGGCACGCCCGGTTTGACTCCCATGCGTTTCAGCCTTGCACCTTCCTGCGCCGAGCACTTACGCTCGTTCGGTACGTGGTACAGCAGTTTCAATTCTGGGTACTTCCCGCGAATAGTAGCTTGCTGTGACCAGCGTATCACCATCTGCTGTTCGATATCTTCCTGTCTTGTCATCTTCTCCCACCTTTCAGTCTGTTGATTATCATACCTGCCTGTCCTTTCGTAAGGTTTTCAAAATCTATCTCATCGATGTACTTCTTACCGATGCGCTTTATCAGCTTGCTCTGTGCTTCTGATGCAGGCTGTGCGCCCCACTTCTTTGCTATGTTCTTATCCCAGATAGCCTTACTGTCCGCGAAGTCATTGCAGAGCAGTTCATACGCCTTGTCGAATGCTTCCTGCATATCCATGCGCTGCCCCAGAAAGATAGTCTCTCCCAGTTCGTCCGCAGGGGGTATCTCGATCTGTCGCCTGTCAGGCAGCATACAGATCATGGTACCGTCAGGCATCTGGAACCAGTTGACATCATGCAGCTGGTATTTCATCTCCCTCGACCAGAGATCAACTATGCGGACGTTCTCGATCCAGCTCTGAGGACTATCCGATAGCACCTTTGCTTTCTCGGGAAGTTCAAACAGCATACCCTCCATGTCTTTCTGCTTACTTTTCGGAATAGTGTCAATATCCACACCCAGAAGCGACGGTGCGGTGCATAAGCTTGCCTTGCCTGTCACACCTACGCAGTCTATCAGAGTAAGCATTGACTTCTCGGGATGCAGTCTCAGACCTCTGCCGACCATCTGAGCGTATAAGCTGTCAGACTTCGTCGGACGTGCTATGATAACAGTCTCCACCAGCGGCATATCCGTGCCCTCTGTGAACACCATGCAGTTGACTATGCAGGGTATCTCGCGGTTCGTGAACCGCCGTATAATATCGGCTCTATCCTTCGTCTGACCTGTGACAACTTCCGCACCATCTATCTTCGAGGCTATTTCCTCACATTGTGCTACTGATACTGCGAAGATCAGTGTTGCACCGTTGGCGTGTTCTCGGTATGCCTGTGCTATTGCATCGGCAGTGCCGTCCATAGCCTGCTCCAGCTCTCCGGGAGCGTAGTCACCCATGCGGGTATGTACTGCGGAGAGATCGTATCCAATGTCAACACGCTTGCAGAGGATATCGCAGAGATATCCATTCTGTATGCCCCAGCGAAGATCCTTCTTGTAGAGTATCTCATCGAATACATCTTTGAGTCTTGCACCATCTGCACGGTTCGGCGTTGCGGTGAAGCCCAGCAGCATACGCGGCTTGAAGTATGACAGTATATCGCGGTATGATTTAGCTGCTGCATGATGTGCTTCGTCTACGATGATCGTGTCGAAATCCTCAGCATCGAATCTGTCAAGCCTGTGCGTCATGGTCTGCACGCTGGCGGACACGACTTCCTCACCATGTGAACTGTCGCTTGCCATCTCCACACCTGTTGTGCAGTCAAAGTATTTCAACGGCTGTCTGACAAGTTCCTCGCGGTGGGAGAGTATCAGCACACGTCCCTGTCTTGGCAGGTTCGTGAAGATGACCGTCTTACCCAGACCTGTGGCAAGCTGTACCAGATATCGCCCCTGTTCTCGTTCCTGTATGGTATCAATGCATTCCTGCTGATATGGTCTAAGCGTCAGTGCCATTTGTACCCTCCGTTATCATATGTTCTGCCCAGTGGAGTATCATCTTGCAGTCGTCAAGGTCAAGTGTGACGAATGCTGTGTTGCCTACCAGCAGTGTTACTATCTTCTTGGTTATCTCTGACATCTTCGCCAACTTGTAGGGCGGTATGTTTTTGTTTTCCATCTTTGATTCTCCTTAAAATGATTATATAATAATATGAAACTGTTTTAGCGTGTGGCACATGTGGCACACGTGTGGCGCACTTTTGGTTGATGTGCCACGTTAAAAGTGTGCCTATTTACGCGGTTTTAAGTGTGTTGTGGCACTGTGGCACAAAATCTCCCCCCATTGCCTATATAGGGGCATTTTTTTATATACACTTGAAAATCAAAAAATATAGTTTCTATACATGGTATATATAGGGCATTTTTGTGCCACAGTGCCACGAGGGGCTAAAAACAATATATAGCTTTGTTTCACTGTGGCAATTGCCATGCCACAAACCATGCTTAATGTGTCACGCTTTCAATATGTTCACAATAAATCTGGAATATCTTCATTTATAGCCGTGTTGAGTTCTTCCTGAGAGTAGAACTCTGGCTCTATCTCCGGGAGCTTCAAAGCTACACATTCGACATTGATACCATTGATTCTCTTGCCCCTTGTGAACCTTCTGCCCCTTATGAGTATAAGATTTTTGACTTTCAGCCAGCTGAGAACAGCACGCTCATCGAAGCCCTGCTTCTGCATTGCATCAGAGAACTTGGAGCGTATGATGTACGCCACATCATCAACAATTGTACCGTAGACCTCGCCTGTGTTCTCTTCTCCGCAGGAAAAGCGTTTGCTGTTCGCTGCTACCCAGTCACATATGTACTGATATCCACGCTCGCCGGCTGATACGCTTTCCTTTGATTTCAAAAACTGCGATATTTCCTTGACCGTCAGCGGTTCATCTCCATCGAAGAACAATGGTGTTATCATAAGGTCAGCAGTGAGTATCATCGCCGCTGCCATTGCCTGCTTTTCGGTCGTGTCGCCCTCACAAAGCTCCTTGAAATAGTCGTTGTATATTTCCATAGCAGCATTCAGTATCGCTGGTTCCGTAAGTCGGCGAGCAAACATCTTGCCAGCCCAGCCGTAGTTTTTCTTGACTATGCCTGATACCCTCATACCGTCGGATATAACAGCATGATCGGCAGAGCACTCAATGTCGATAACTCGGTTTACTGCACCTGCACCCGCAGATCCATGCACTATAGGGCTTTCACCTGTAGTCAGTATGGTGTTTCGCCATGTAGGTGTTTTCTCAATGCCGCCAGTCTTCGTGCCTCTGGTTCTACCGACACCCTGAGCGAGCTTGTACACATCGAACCTTGAACGGCCGTGACTATCCTTTGATAGCTGGAGTTCGTCGATCAGGAAGGGCAGATTGTTCAGAAATGCTGCTGTCTTTTCGTGACCGACCTCTGTACTGTTGAAGGTCTGGATATACTCGCCTATCTCGGGATTGCCCCAAACCGAAGCCGCCAGCATCAGAGCGACAGTCTTACCGGTACCGCTGTCCACGCCCCACAGGTGTACGAAGAACGGCAGACCACCCAGCGGTTCTATCAGAGCTGCCGCGAAACTCGCTGCAAGGAAGATCTTCGCCGTGACTGATTTTTGCCTGCATTCCGCAGCTATGTCAATCCATGTCTGGAAGTCGCCCTCACTGTGTACTGCATTGAACATTCTGCCGTAGTTCTGGTCTCCGTCGAAGGTTATTCCATCGACATAAGGGGAAAAGCCCTCGCCCTTGATGAAGCCCAGCCTTCCGACGGACTTTTTCAGCGGTAGGATATCGCGGTTGATAGCCTCGATCTCCTGAAAATACGATACCATCTCCTTAGCGGTTTCTGATGATATATCCACGCCGCATTTGACCAGCTGTGTGATATTCCTGGCATTGTACAGTACTTCTTTTGATACAATGATCTCATGCCAGATACCGCGTGAACGGTATGCCAGATTAACCTTTTCTTCGCCTGTATCGATGTTCCGCAGGATCTCGAACGGTATGATAGGCTGGTGACAGATGGTTTTCATGCCATCAAAGTCATTAAATAAAGATATGCCATCATCGTCAACAGTGTATTTACCTGCATCAAGTTCCATGTATGGGCTTGTCAGCATTGTTACGTTGCTTATATCTGCGTTCTCTTGACGATTGCGCTTCTGCATATCAACATAGGATTTGAACATTGAGCGGAACTGCTTGAATCCAATTTTACTGGCATCATCCGCCATCTGTATGAGTTTCTGCTTTCGTTTAAATGGATCTTTCTCGGCATACAGCTCCGCGTATGGTTTATCGCCGCTGATGTAGTCTTCCATTGTATATACTGTGACTACCTCTGCTTCTACCTCTTTAACTTCCTCTGCCATTTAAACCTCCTAGAACGGAGCAGCCACATTCGGGTCATCGAGGGTGTTCAGCACCTGCCCGATCATGGGGTCGCCCATGCCCTGTGGTTTCGGCTGGAGGAAGAATCCCTCGACCTCCAGCACACTTGTCGTCTTCTGCTGCCCGTTGTTGTCTGTATAGGTGTCCGTCTTGATATGCCCGAAGCACAGAACCACATCAAACTTCTTCAATGATGCCGCCGCTCTGGCTGCCTCATGCCAGCACTCACAGTTGACCCACGTTGGCTGCTGTGCTCCTGCCTTCTTGCCTACGTTCACTGAGAACTTAGCCAGCGACGAATTATTCTGCCCGACCTGCTTATACTCCGCGTCTTTCCCCAGAAATCCTGCTATCAGGATACTGCCATCGTTAAGCTTTGTTTGCATCAGAGCATCCCGCCTTCCATGATATCGCCAAGCGACTGTGGTTTAGCAGCATCCTCCGTTTCACCTTCGACTGCACAGCCCATAAGTATCTCGGGGCAGTGAACTCTTGCAAAGAATGCCGCCGCTCTGTATGCCAGCATCTGTTCGGGCATAGTCTGCCACTTGCTGCCGTTCTTGCCATACCAGCCCTCAGCCTTTGCCATTCGGATAGTCACAGTAGAGCCTTCAAGTACATCGCCCTGATCGTCTTCTGCTTTGATATAGCATCCGCGGTCGTCGCTGCCTTTCTCGCCGACGTATATGGTCTTGACGTTCTTGTACTTCTGACCGATGAACGCCTTGCAAGCCTGTCCGCTCCATGAGGGCTTACCCTGGACTACATAAAGGTTTTGCATTACCATCATCGGACTTACACCCATACGGCTTGCCATGTCCACAGCGATAGCCACATCTGCGGGTTTATTGTGGTATGCCGTAGGTATAATAGCAGCTGTACAGAGTGTCTGCGCCAGCTTGTAGCACTCTCTGAAGCTGTCCACGAAGTCTGTCGCTGTATGTGCTGCCAGCTGTGTAGTGCCTTGCTGTTCTGTGGGAACTACTGCTTGTATATCAATGATCTCGTTTTCCATGTTTATCCTCCTTCATATGTCTTTGCCAACCACGCAGGAAGTCCGATAATATTAGGCTTGCCGCTCTCTCCATTGTATCCGTACCAATTGCCAGTCCTGCGGCATTCTGCCAGGGTCATCAGATACCCACGAAGATCATCCGCACCCTTGCGAAGCATCAGCTCGTCCGCTTCCAGAACGTTGCAGGCATAGGGCGGATCTTTTTCCACAGCTATGAATACAAACCTGTGGGGCTTACCCTCTACCTCGTCAACTATCTGCTTGTACATAGCTGCCTGTAAGTCATAACCGTAGTCCAGGCAAGCGCGGGAGAAACTCTCTGTGCTTGCGCTCCTGGTAGTCTTGAGGTCAACTATCACGCTGACTCCGCCAAGATCTACGCGGCAGTCCGGGCGGCACTTGATGCGTATGCCTGTTGTCGGATCTGTGGCGAAGTATGATACTTCGTGTTCGCCTTTCAGAAGCCTTACCGCATAGGGGTTCGCTCTGATGCTCTCTGACATCGCCTTGATGGTATCATAGTCATCTTCGGAGACAGGTAACTTGCCCGATGCCTCTATTTCTGTGACCTGTGCCTTGCCCTCTGTTGTCCTGCGGTCTATCTTCCCGACTACTATATATTCATCGGCAAAGCGTTCAGGCTCCAGTACGTAGCAATGCAGCGCGCTTCCGAAGAGCAGTGCGGGAGTATCTTCCCGTTGGTGCTCCTGTGCGTACTTGTAGTGCATCGGCGACCGTGCCAGCACATGAAGTTCAGACCTGCTCACGCCCTCGTCTGCTCGGTATTCTTCCTGCGGAAGGTCGAGGACTTTACCCGTTGCTTTCATCTTTTTTCTCCTCCTCAGGAATGCCGAGAAAATACTTCAAAATCGATGTGGAAATGTATCCTTCTCTCATGTGTATTTCTCGGAGAGACTGTAATTTCATCTCTGCCTTAATAAGCAGGTCGTACTCTTCCCTGGGTATTGTTACTATATCTGTGTTGGTTTCCATTTATTTTTCCTCCTTAAAACATTCATGCGTGCCGTCCAGCATCGCCTTTTCTTCGTCGCTGATACTGTAGCCCATAAGTCCGAGCCACTTGTACCATTTTTCAAGGTGTTCATTTCTTTGGTGGCTGCCGTCCCAGGTGTGGACGCTGGTATAGTAGCCTGTTTCTACCAGTGACGATGTAACTGCCAGCATCACTTTGTCGGGGTCAGTTACACACAGGCTGATAAAGTCACCCGACTCCTGAATGATATGATCTTCATCTTCATCTTCATCGTCGGGGACGTCTATGTCGAGCAGTTCGGACACCCTGCCCCAGTTAGTATCCACCAGTTCCAGCTCCATATCGAGCATCATCCGCAGGGCATAAGTATAGTTTCTGCGCTTAGAAGTGTATGCCTTCACAAACGCTTCTCTCAGCCGTTCTGCCTGTTCCTCAACTTCCTTGACACGCTGCACCTGTTCAAGCCGCCTGCGGTTTTCGTCTTCATACTTGGGCAGAGGCTTGTCCCGCTTCTTCCCGAGAATATAGCAGTATGTGTTTCCTTCCTTGTACCAGTAGTCCAGCACATTGTCATGGTCTTCATCCTGAAGCTTGTCAAGTTCAGCCTTGTCTTCATCAGTCATTTTCTTTGTGAAATAGATTGTTTTTACTACTTCGCGGTCAGGATCCCATTCGACCTTAACGAACAGTTTGTCGATGTACTCCAACCATTCGTCTCTTAGGCTCTTTTCACGCTGCTGACGCTTGCATGACTCCATAGTCCACTGGAAGTTCGATGTACCGATGGTCTTCAGCGCTTTGCTTTTCAACTCGGGGTCGGTGATCTTTTCGAGTTCGATATAGTCCGTAAGTTTCGGCTGACGTTCTTCTGCCTTGCGAAACTCTTCGGGGTCGAGCTCCAACAGTTTCAGCCTGTGGCGTACTGTGGTCTCGGAGAAGCCTGTCTTCTCTGCTATATCCGCTTTTGTCTCTCCCATGTCCAGCATCATCTGGAACCCCTGCGCCTGTTCGTATATCGTCAGGTCAGATCTCTGCATATTCTCCAGCAGCATGGTAGCTATCTGCTCTTTCTCGTCCATCTCCACCACCATGCAGGGGACTTTCTCCAGCCCTGCCAGCTTTGCCGCTGCAAGCCTGCGGTGCCCGATGATGACGGTGGACTTGCCCGTTTCGGGGTCACAGTTCCTCAGCACAGTCAGGTTCTGGAAGATGCCGTTTTTCTTTATGCTCTCTGCCAGCTCTGTCACATCGCCCACATCTTTGCGGGGATTGTCGGGGTGGGGTTGTAACTCGTCAACAGGTATCATGATACTTCTTTTGGTTACTACCATTTCTATACCTCCTAAAACGCCAGCCCGAACTGCACCGAGTAAGCCGTGCCGCCATACCTGAACATGATGCTCGCTGTGTCGCTGTCAGCTTTCAGGGACATCACTTCGACATTATCCCCGAAGTTTTCCTCGATGCCTATGAGCATGGTCTGCATCAGCCCTATGACTTCAACGCCGCGCAGGGCTTGACTTTCGGGTGCCTTTGTGTTATCATTAGTGTGTGCTAAACTATTTTCGTCTTTTGACGATACTGAGCTTGTCGCAGTTGCCGCTGCGGTGGGCTCTTTTTCTTTGCCTGCCGCGATGATACGATGTGCCGACGCAGGAGATATGCCGAACTTCTTAGCACACGCCTTCTCGGTATGCCCGCTCTGGTACCATTCGACCACTGCCCTCTTAGTCGCTTCACTGATAGTCTTCCGCTTGTCGTTACGCTCCTTGACCAGGTCTTCAACCTCCTGACGGTCAAGCTTCGTATCCAGTACGATCTCGTCTATGCTCATGCCGCTGGCGTTCATAGCTGCGACCTGAAATTTCTGTTCATTTGTCATTGTGATCCTCCTCTAATTTTCCTTGCATATCTGTTTACCTTTTTCACCGACCCTTATCGGCAGTTCTGCCCGAAGGTCGATGCCATATTTTTCTTTGATTTCCTGTTCACAATCCAGCGGGCTGAACCTGTGATGAAGTCGTGAGGGGTTGTCCATCAGGTAGTCCGTTTCTTTGAGATTATCCACCAGTTTACGCAGACGTTTCTTTTTCCAGCCGTAGTTTACTGCCATCGTCCACAGAAACACCGCCATAGCTTGTGGTATCAGCTCTTCTGCCGTCTTAATAAACAGCTGCTTGTGCTGACGTTCCATCTCTGCGGCTACCTCACGCTTGATCTGTCTGTATGTGTCAGGGGGTGTCCTTGCTTTCATTGCTGTGCACGCTCCTTATCATCGCGGTTATCTGCTCGCTCAGGTGTTCAGGTGTCATGATACTTTCGCAACCCTCGCAGGCGGCATTTGTCATAGATGCAAGCATCACCATAGCATCCGCACCACTTCCGATCAGTGCCTTACATATTCCGCCGACGCTTTTGTTTGGGTGAGGGTCGTAGTACAGCATAAGAGCCGCACCGTTCCTCTTAGCGATATCTACCAGCATTCGGCAGTGATATTCCCAGTCATTCATCGTTATCTTTTCCATCTTCTTCCTCCTTCTCGGCTACTTTCCTGATAATACGGATAGTCTTTTCAATGCTTTCCTCGAACTTGTGCTGTTCGAGCAGTTCTATCAGCTTGTCGTAGCCCCATGCTTTTCTACTGTCGCTCATTCTTCAGCGCCTCCTTCACTCTGCGCTCTGCGTCTGCCTGATACCTTTTTCTGCGCCTGCGTTCGGCTTCGATGCGAGCGTCAGCCCTGAAATATGATATCAGTATTATTGTTGCTGTAATCGCCAGCATGAAGCCGATGGGCTTGCTCCAGCTTGCCGCAAGGAGCAGACCTGCGTTGAACGCGATAGTCCAGAGCGATATCACTACCGCTGCTTTTCCCTCGTCGCTCATGTACTTACCTCCTGTTCTTCTCGACGTTTCTTCTCTGCAAGGCGCTGCTCAACGTTACGAGCGATACGGCTTGCTGTGTTGATAAATTTCTCCAGCTCCTTAGCAGGATCCTCGGAACATCTTCTCTTCACTGTGCATATAACCGTGTACGGCTTGCCGGTGGAAGAGTAGACGACCTTTTCTGTTGTGGTAACTTCGGGTTCGCTCAGGAATTCTTCAATTTCTTTTGCAGTCATAGTCATCATAATATCACCTCGTTTAATACTATGAGATTGATGGGCTGTCCTAGTAGTTATCGGATAAACCACATTTAAAAGTATTCTTTAACCGCTATAATAACTGTTATCGTAGTCAGAACGGCAAGCGATAAGGTTATGACAGCCATACTTATTGTATGAATAAGCGATTCCTTATCTTTCATTCCTCTCCCTCCTCTCCAAGTCTCCGTGCTCTGTGGTCAGTGGGTTGCTTGTCGCATTTCTGCGACTGCATTGCTAAAAAAAATAGCGATTGCTTCGTCACTCGTTAAGGAAAGAATGTCCACAAGTTTATCAGCTTCATTTATCTCGAAAGAATTGTTTTTCAGCTTTCTATAAAAAGTAGCTGGATTTATGCCTAATTCCGCCGATACGCTCTCGACCGACTTACCCTTTTCGACAATCTTTCCTTTGAGCTTCTGTACATCTAGCATCTACACATCACCTTCTTTCGTGTCGCATTTCTGCGACTTGCTGTAATCATATATTAGCACATCGTTTTGCATTTGTCAATACCTTTTTCGCATTTTTTGAGAATTTTTTTGAAAATTTCAAAACAGGTATTGCATTTTTGCGAAAATAGTGGTATAATGCTATCAATAAGATGGAGGTGAATTCAATGAAAATAGGAGAAAGAATAAGACAAAGGCGTAAGTTCCTCGGGCTTTCCGTTGATGAATTAGCAGAAAAACTCGGTAAGAACAGAGCGACTATATACAGATACGAAAGTAATGATATTGAAAAATTACCAACGA